ACTAAGTCATTGGATGCAGTAGATAATACGGGGGTTGCAGTTGGAAGTGCAATCGTAAGCGTGAATTCTCCGAAACAAGAAGCTCCTATCAACTTGTTTGCAGCTGACCAAACTTCGGGTGTACGTTTAGAAACGAGTGGAGCAATCAATTCGATTAAACAATATAATCCAGTGGATATTCTAGCTAAGAATAGCACTGCTGGAACTGTAAGTGAAGTACAATCCGGTGTGAACAGTATTCAAGACAAGACAGTTACTATCAACGCACAAGATAATGCTTCTGGAACTCTATCAGGCATTAAAAGTTTACTTGCTAGTGTAACTGGTAGTTTCTTTACCAATATCTTTGTGAGTAAACACGCTCACGGTACTAATTACCACCCAGGCGGACTTGCAGTGGTAAACGACCAAAGGAATAGCACCTATAAAGAAATGGTTACATTACCAGACGGTCGTAGTTTCGTTCCAGAAGGCAGAGATGTATTGTTACCACTTCCTAGAGGTTCAAAAGTCCTACGAGCAGATAAGACCAAGCGTTTAATGCGTAGCATGGGAATTCCTAAGTACGCTGACGGAATTGGTATTCCAAGTGATGCAAAATTCCTACGAGAAATGGAAGAAGCACAACAAAAAATTGTAGTACGCGATAAGAACGCAAACAATGGTCAAAATATGGCAGAAGTCGTGTCTGAGATGAGGATTCTGAGGTCAAGTTTAGAAAAATTGCTTACTGCTATACTTGAAAAACCTTCAGACACTTACTTGGACGGTGATAAAATCTCACTAACTACTTATAAAAACCATGGATCAATTTATGCAAGGGAGGGGATTTAATGTTTTACCTTATAATTAATGGTTTCAATACATCCACCATCCCTCATAGCGTGGTTACTGATTTTGGGATAAGTGAGTGTGCAGAACCTAAAACATCTGAAATAGTTGATATTTATGGAATGAACGGAAGTTATCGTGTGTTAGATGGCTCGTATAAAAGTTATGAGCGCACAGTTTCTTTCTATCTTCCAAAACTTATCGACATTTCAACCATTATTGAAAAATTCCACGATGGGAAAAATGAAATTGAGTTTGGATATCAACCAGGTTCTTTATTTTATGCTGAATACATTTCAGCAAGTTACCACCGAAACGGACCACACGCATACACATTAGAAGTCAAGTTGTTGATGCAACCTTTCAGGTATCAAAAAAATAGTGAACCTGTTGTACTAACCAGTCCAGGAACAATCACAAATATTGGTAGTGTCTATTCAGAACCTATCATCGATATTGAAGGTAGTGGAGATGTGTCACTCACAATTGGTCAGAAGACAATGCATTTGACTGTAAATACCAAAGCTACAATCGATTGTAGGCATGGTAAACAGAACATCTACAATGCGGCTGGAGTAGTTCAAAACACTCTCAGAAAGCGTGGAGGATTCTTTGAAATCCCAGTAGGGAAGACAGGTGTTACTTTTACAGGGAATGTCCGTAAAGTAACAATCAAACCGAATTGGAGGTATAAGGTATGATTTATTTAACTGAAGGAAATATACCTCTTAATGCTGCCTACGATGATGATATCGTACAAGAGGCAAACAGTACCTACCAATTAACGTTTAAATTCCCTACAAACAATATCTTATGGCAAAGACTTAGAGAAGAAACATTCTTGACTGCTGATGATCTACATGGTGAGCAAGATTTTGTAATTTTCGAAGTCGAGAAAAAGCATGGATATATTCAAGTCTATGCTAACCAAGTCATGACGATGTTAAATTACTACGTTGTCAATCCGATTTCTTTGGATAAAGTGACTGGTCCAACTGCATTAAGTCAATTCGCTGGGAGTATCACTCGTAGCAATCCATTCTCATTCTTTTCAGACATCGAAGATAGACACACCTTTAATATTGATAGCAAGAACGCTATGGAAGCACTCACCAAGGACAAACATTCCATTGTTGGTTTGTGGGGTGGTGATTTAGTCAGACATGGTTATCAAGTACGATTATTGAAGAATGGCGGTTCAGAAAATGAATCGCTTTTTATGTATAAGAAAAACTTATCTAGCTATGAGCATAAGACATCTACTAAGTCTTTAAGGACTCGCATCACCTTCATTACAACCATTCGTGGTGAGGGAGAAAACCCAGTCGATAGGCACTACAAGGTTGTGGTTGATAGTCCACTAATCAACAAATACAGTCAAATTTATGAAGATGTTGTAGAAGTCAATGACCAAGATGTCGTGGATGAAGCAACACTTTTGAAGTATGGTAAGCAGTATTTCAGAACAACCTTGTGTGATATGCTCGAAGATAGCATTGAGATTGATGTTATCGGTCAGAGTGATGTACCCGTTCAGATGTTTGATGTTGTGGGAGTTTTCCACGAATACTATGATTTAGACGTGCGAAAGAAAATCACAAAATACAACTACTCTCCAATGGCTAAAAAATTGAAGAGTATTGGTTTTGGAGAATTCAAGTCTGGCCTAGCAAGTGCAATCGGTAATGTGGTAAGCGATGCAGTCAAAGAAGAAACACACGCTTTTGAAACTCGATTAAACAAAGAAATCGAGAACGCTGATTTAGCTTTTGATAGAAAAGTCAAGGATATCAAAAATGAATTGACCGACGGTATCGAACAAGCTAAAGCCAAAGCAGAAGAAAACAAACGTGCTTTATCGGATGAAATAGACAATCGATTCTCAACATTTGATAGCAGCATGAACGAAAAGCTCGAAGACCAGAAAACCAAAATCGAAGAGATTCGTGTTATCGGTTCAACAGTTACTCGAACTGCTGAAGAAGCTCTGGAAGAAGCTAGAAACGCTCTAGAGTCTGCTAATACTTCTAAAGGTTTGTCTGATTCAAACTTCGCTAAAATCGAGCAAATCACAGACAGAATCAGAACGCTTGTGACCAAGCAAGAGGTTGACCCACTGACTGAACGGTTGAGGATTGCTGAAAACAGAATCGATGTTCAAGCTGACCAGATTATCGAGAAATTATCTCGCACTGACTTTGACAGATTGGCCAACGATAGAGGTTTTCAAAATGCTACTCAAGTGCAGAACATAGTCAAGAATTCGGTTGATGGATTCCAAAGGACCATCTCACGAATTGAAACCAAGTTGAGAGATGTCATTCGTAATGATAACCTCTTGCAGAATTCATCCATCATCCCTTCTGGAAATGGTTTAGAAGGGACTTGGAGACTAAACAACTCAGGCGGTAATGGTAGGACGGAAGTCGTACCGCTTACAGATTCACCACACAACGCCATTAAAAAAGGCATTCGGATTGTAAATAACACCAACGGTGCGAATAAAGATATTGCACAAGGTATCAATCTAATTATTGGTGAGAAATATACCATGTCTTGCTGGGCAAGAGTAATTAAGCCTAGTGCAAATTTACTACTTCATCCCTGGGCACCAAATAATCGTGATAGATTTATGAGTAAACCAATCACGAATACTGATTGGGTTCGATATCAATTCACATTTACTGCAGATTCCGTCTATAATTCAATCCAATTCGGTCAAACAGGCAGTGGTAGTCTTGAAATCTGCGGTATGAAACTTGAACACTCTGACCGTATGACTGACTACGATGTTAATACTTCTGAAATCGTGAGTGTCGCTGATTTTAACGATGTAGTCGATACGGTTAAGAGCCACACACAGACCATTCAGAGACAGAATGAGTCTATTTCACAAGTCATTCAGACTGCTGACGGTCTAGTTAGTCGTGTATCTAATTTCTTAGAAGATTTTAACCTGGTATATGATCCAACGAACTTCAGTAAGTGGGACAAGAAACAAGCAGATGCGAATGTCGTTACGGTTCAGGCTGCTACTAAATTGCTACGAATTACCACTACTGGTAAGACCAATGCAGTCTACCACGGTTTCGCATTGCCACTTAATACCTCAACCTTTACCAAAGGCGAAAAGCTCAGCTATCGCATGGAAGTATGGGTGGATGTGTTACCAGATGCACCTCTAGGAATAGAGCTATGGGCGAGTGATGGTGGACTTGCATCAGATAGAGTAACACTCACTAAAACTGGCACTCAAATCATCACAGGTACGATGACCGTCCAAAAATCATCGACTAAAGCAAGAGAATTCCCTCTTGAAATTTGGTTGATGAAGAACGGACAGGTCGCGATTGGTCAGGTGTCTCTTATCCGTGGCGATAAACCGCCTAAGAAATTCAGCGACAACACATCTACACAGGATGTTGTCACACAAACTCAGGTATCACAATTAAACGATTCGTACGCTATCCAAACCCTTACGGGACCTGGAGCAGTAACATCTCAAATCAATCTAGCGCCAAAGAATGCTTTGATTGAAGCGGAAAAAATCCGACTTAAAGGTAAGACACTTGCAGATGAAATCACGGCGATAGACGGTTATTTTAAGCGCCTATTCGTTGGAGATGCAAAAGTAGGTACGTTGAATGCGGATATCATTCGCTCAAATTCAATCTCGGCAGACAAGCTGATTTTTGATACTGCTCTAGCGAAGAAACTCGTAGCTAGTGATGTATTCACGGATACGTTAGCAGCTAAAACAGCCTTCATCAACAAGCTACGGTCAGTAGTGGTTACTGCGACCTTACTTGAAGGGTACAAGGGTAAAATCGGAGGATTCCAATTCGGTACACACGATAAAGACCCAACTACTTTCTGGATAACAGGAAGCAATAGTTTCAGAGTTGGGATGTCAGACGGTGGATGGAGAGCAGGCCAAACGGCTCTTTGGGTTAACTGGGGCGATAACTGGGGGAAACCAGGCAATCAGGCTTGGTTTGTAAAAAACAACGGTGAAATGTACTGCTATAACACCGCAAACTTTTGGAATACCCCTGTTGTCTATGGCAATCTTAGAGTTACCGGTAAAATCTACTATGACAACAGAGCTTCAGGTGGTAAGTATGGATTTTGGATGAGTTCACCACGATATACAAACATGGACGCTCACAACGGCTATCTGTATTTTTATTTAGACAACGGGACATACGACTGGATTACTTTGAACAAAGACTTGTCAGACCGTAGATATAAGACCAACATTCAAGATAGTCAAGTCAACGGACTCGATGTCATTGAAAGTCTTAAAACGTACTCTTATCGTAAAGAATATGATGGTAAAGCCGAAGATATTTCATGCGGTATCATGGCTCAAGATGTTCAAGAAGTCGCACCAGAAGCCTTCCTCGTGAATCCAGATGGTGCTTATTCATATAACACATTTGCATTATTGCCTTATCTCATCAAGGCGATTCAAGAATTAAACCAAAAAGTAGAAAGGTTGGAAACAACATGAACGAACAAGACAAACAAATCAGCAGTCTGACGATTAAATCGTTAGGTGAGCGAGTCAGCAATGAAGCTACTCAATCAGCTACGCTAGAAGCTCTATACACAGTTATAGCTATGGAGCTCGAACAGATGAAACGAATCATCGAATCAGACGAAGAACTAAAAGCAAAATTTGAAGAAGTGAAAGGACAAATGACAAATGGCAATTAATAACTACGAACTAGCAAGCAAGCCTTATACACGAGGTTTTGGCGACAATATCAAGACGGTGGTTGAAATCCGTCTGTCAGAAGGCAATCGATACAGTTCGAACATGCGTGAGCTAACAGGAGACCGGACAAATGAACCGGAAGATGTCTTGATTCAAGATGTGCTGGATGTTCTTAAAGCTGAACTAGATCCTGGGTCAGCAATCGTCCAAGCTCAATCTAAAATCGAGCAAGCTGAACAGAAGCTCAATCAGACTGAAACCAAGCAGAACCAGCTGCTTGCAATCACTGAGAAAATCAATAAGGTAGTTCGTGTTATGGCTCAAGATTCTATCATGGGGGAAAAAATCGCCTACGGTACAACCTACAAGGAACTCGTTGAACTCTTTCCACTTGTAAAAACTGGTGAGAGCTACGCTCCTGGTTCAATGTTTGCGATTGAAGACCCAGAACATGTTGAATTGAATGGCGAAGGGAAACGCATCTTGATTCAAACAAACCAGCAGTTCATCTATCAAGGCGAGTCACTCAAACAGCTTGAAGGTTCACCATCGCAAAATGGAATTCTTGCGGTCTGGAAATGGGAAGCACCGAAACCATCTAGTGAGCTAGATACTCAGCCTGTTCAATAAGAGGTGACGTATGCGAGACTTACCAATTCATGAGCTTATCGAACACCTAAAGAACCTTTCGTCTAGTCCTTACATTCATATCTTCTTTTGGCTGATGATTCTGGATATCGTTACAGGATATATCAAGGCATTTAAGACTAAACGATTTGATAGTAAGATTGGAACCATGGGGTTGATTCGTCATTTCGTAGTATTCACAGTCATCTTACTTGTTGCGATGTATGCTCGTTCGTTGGGCGTTCGTCCGCTAGGAATTACCTGGACGATGTTCTTCATTGCTAACTATCTGGGCTCTGTACTTGAGAATTGGGAAGCGATTGGTTGGGCATTCCCAGAATTCTTGAAACCTTACATCAACCAAATCAAGAAGGACAATGCTAGAAAACTAGGTCAATTACTAGTTAATGTTGACCAGAAAGATAAAATCGAAGTCGAAGTAAAGGAGAAAGATAATGCAACAGATTACTGAAATTATTACTAACGGTGCTATCAGCATCCTTGTTATTTTAGCAGGGGTAGCAGTTAAGGCTATCAAGGAATACCTTATTAAAAAAGGTGGCGAACAGACGGTCAAGATTGTCGAAATCTTGGCCAAGAATGCGGTCAATGCCGTTGAACAAGTATCAGCTGAAACTGGCTACAAAGGCGAAGAGAAGCTGGAACAAGCTCGAATCAAAATTCGGGCAGAGCTTAACAAATATAATATTGGCATGACGGACAAAGACCTTGATACATTCGTTGAATCTGCGGTTAAGCAGATGAATGATGCGTGGAGAGGGGATGATGCGAATGTCTAAAAAACAAGATATGATTAACGACCTCATCGCTCATGCGGATGCAGGGACTGGGGTAGATTACGACGGAATGTACGGTTACCAATGCGCAGATGTGACTTGCTACGGTATCTATGAATATTTCGGTATTCGTCTTTGGGGCAATGCTATTGACTTGCTACGGTCTGCAGAAGCAGCAGGCTTACAAGTGGTTTATGGCGCTCAATATCCAAAAGCTGGGTGGTTCTTTGTTAAGAACTTTGTGGCAGGCGATGGTGTGAACTATGGGCATACTGGCCTTGTTTACGAGGACTCAGACGGCTCTACAATCAAGACGATTGAGCAGAATATCGATGGCAACTGGGATTTTCTAGAAGTCGGTGGACCTTGTCGATATAATGAACGCTCAGTCAATTCAATCGTAGGCTATATCGTACCACCTCAAGAGGACCAATCAGGCTGGAAGCACGACGATACTGGCTGGTGGTGGAGTCGTAAAGATGGCTCTTTCCCTACTTCAAAATTTGAAGCAGTCGACGATAACTGGTTCTATTTCGATGAAAATGGCTATATGTATGCTGACCAATGGCTACATCATACAGATGGGTGCTGGTATTGGTTCGACAAGGACGGCTATATGGCCAACAGTGGCTGGAAGAAAATCAATGGCAAGTGGTACTACTTCAATGCAGATGGTGCCATGCAGACTGGCTGGGTAAAATACTATGAGAAATGGTATTACCTGGATGCTCAAAATGGCGATATGAAATCAGATTGCTTCGTGCCATATAATGGTGGCTACTATCTCATGCTTGAAGATGGTCGATTGGCCGATAAAGAGTCATTTACTGTAGAGCCTGACGGGTTCATTACTACTAAATAGAAAAATACAGAAAGGCTTTCAAAATTTAATTACACTAAAACCGCAGGCAATAGCTTGCGGTTTTTTGTTTGCTCTGAAAAGGGGCAAAAAAGGGGCAAAAGGTGTAAACTTTTATATTTTTATGGTAAAAATTATATGTAGTCAACTACGTATTGAGCCTTATTTTACAAAGGTTTTGTCTTATTATGGTTTATGAGTTATACTGTCAGCGTATCCGTACAGTTCGTTAATCTAACATTAAAAACCTATCATATCAGGCTTTACAGCTTGTATGATAGGTCTTTTTTGTTTCATAAGGTCTAGGGCCCTATTTGTTTAAGAAAAGAAAAAACTCTCTGGAAAACCAGAGAGTGTGAGAGGCATCTCCATGTGAGAAACTGGTTCACACAATTTCTCAAGGTCCGCTCCTG